AAATAATATAAAGAATATAAGAGGCTGTAACGAGTTGGAATTTAGAGTTTTATTGATAGTAATTACGACCGATTATGAAGTATACTACGACTCTTTGTGAAAGTAATTACGACCAATTATGAAGTATGCTACGACTGAAAGTGAAGTCTACTACGACCGAATATGAAGTGTCAAAAATCTATTTACGACCGATTATGAACCTTTCTACGGCTTTTTGTGAATATGTTTATGGTAGATGAAAATGTTAACAATTGATATCATTCTAGAGATTTTTTTGCTACCATGAATGGGAGTTAGCAAATGAGGACCATGTATAGGAAATAGACGGCTTGATTGATAGCATACTTAAAAGAAGAATAGAACAGGAAAGAGCAAAATTAAAGCCGCTGCGGTTCCCCACCGTCAGCGGCTTTATCGTTTTCCTGGCGTCAGGAAAACCTTCTTCCCGGTGTCGGGCAGATGGTGTCATTCTCCCGGCTCCCCCAGGTATTCCAATACCGCCTCATGTTGCAGCGGCGTCAGTGCCCTTTGCCGGGGCTTGTAGTAAAGTTCTTCCAAGCGTCGTGTCAGTTCCGTGTTCAGCGCTATCCAGCGGTGCAGCTGGCTGACAGCGCTGCGGGGCGTGCTTCCTGGAAAGTATTGCTGTGCCAGATCGCTCAGGTAGATGCCTCCGGGATGTTTTTTCTCTTCATTCATTGTGCGTTTTCCTTTCTTCTCTATAATATAAAAAATTACCCGGTAGTAATTCAGTCACTACTACCGGGTGGTTTGTTCATTACTACTAAGTAGTCGGATCACTACCTACAGGTAGTTTTCCGGGCTTATCCCAGCGGATTTTCATCCAGTCCTCCGTCACCGCCTTCCGAACCGTTTCCGCCATCGCCGCCGTCATCGGGCAGCGGGGCTTCTCCTTTCTTGGCCACGCGGTGGAACGTCAGCCCGCCACTTCCCGAACGGGTGGCGGCCTTGATGGGCTTGCCCGGGCGGAACTGTATGGTGGCTCCGGTGATGTTGGAGGACGTGAATTTCTTCTCTGTCTCGGCACCTTCCGATTGCAGTTGTATCTGGAAACTGCCGAAAGTCTCTAGGCGCACGATCTTACCTGCCGCCAGATGTTTATTCACTTGTTTGATCAGGGCGCGGATGGCGTTCAGCACATCACCGTCAGTGAGGGATGTGGAGTAGGCGATGTCCTCAGCCATTTCGTCCATGGTTACTTCGCCTGAGGCCTGTGCCTTGGCGTAGAACAATTTCGGAGCGGTGTCGTCGCCCGGTTTGGTGCTCATGTGAGCAAGGGAATAGTTTACCATTTCTTTAATTACAAATTACTAATTATTAATTACGATCAGGATGCACTGCTGGGGGAAGTGGCGGTCCTGATTGCGGTTGGTTTGTGTCGTTTCGCGAAAAAGACGGGGCAAAGGTGCCGTAAACCGTTTACCCGGTGTGGTAATACAAGGCTTTAGTTGCATTAATATGTTATTATCGTTATTTTTGCATGGAGTTTTCAGGGTAGTTTCATTATTTTATTATTCATTTGCTTGTCAACCTATGAAGAAGAATCGGACAAAGATAGTAGGATGTAGCTATGCGTTCCGCGTGGAAGATGTGGTTCGCATCTATGACGAACATGCCAAGAGCGGTCTTAGCAACCGCGAAATCCTCCGCCGCTATATCTGGCCGAAATATCACATCTGCGAAAAGACTTTCTACAACATTATCAACGCCAGTGCCGATCCCCGTATTATCCGCCGCCAGGAAGAGGTGCGCGCTCAGCTTTCGTTGTTCTGAATCTCATCTGCCACTGTGGTGGTATATTCCATCTCATATACCTTCACGCCATGCGGCAATGAATACTGTCTGCTTGCCCGCCGGATCAGGACGGTGGCGCAACCGTCGAACCGCCAGCCGTGCAGACAGGAGTTCAACTGCGCTGCAAGACGCATGCGTTCGGCGGCATGTTGTTCCTGTGTGCTGCCGTAGTGGGTATCATCATAGCAGTCGAAGGCCAGACGGATGGCAACGGTGGTCTTGCCATGCTGGAGGTTTCCTTTCAGATTTTCCCAAAGGGTTTCGGGAATGCCGATCAGGACACAGGGGAAAGTCACAGGGTACTGGTCTTCACCGTTTGCCAGGGCTTCCAGTTGCCCGCAGTCTTCGTCGATCAGGAAGAGGGTATCGCCCATCTTGTCGGCGATTTGGTTTTGGAGGTCGTTGAATAGCTGTTCCATATTTGTTTTATTATTTATGAGTTAATAATCTTTTCTACTTCCTGATTCAGTTTATCATTCACCTTTTTTGCGAGTTCCGGACCGGGGGTGGATGGCATAAACTGGCGTTGCGGAATAGTAATGGTGAGCTTCGACTTTTTGGTCAGTGCCAGGCGTTTCCAAAAAGTGTCTTTCTTCTTATCAGTGCCAGCTTCTCGGTAATGTTGTGCCCATGCAAACCGACGCATCTTTGGAGTAACGGTAGGGCGTAGGATACCACCCCAATTATGTACTCCTGCATAGGGTGCCCGGGTAAATACTGTGACCTGAGCGTCCCCCGGTGTGTACTCGATGCTTCCGGAAAGATAGTTCCTGCCGGAAAGCAGCGGGCCGTATTGGGCATTGGCTCCCTTTTCGCCACCTTTCTGCCGTTTTGTTTCCTTCCATTTATGGAATCCGCCATGTGTGAAGCCTCCCTTACGGAAGTCTTCTTCGATGTGTCGTTTGGCGATGTTCCCTGCCAATACCGGCATCTTGCGATGCATAAGGTCATCCAGTTGCTTCTTCTTTTGCAGGAGACGGCGGTTAAATTCCTGTATATCCATTGTTTATTAGATAATAAAGTGTATATTTGCGTCACTAACAAGGAAGGGCCGAAAAGGCGCGATAACTTCAAGCTGTGCAGCCTTGTGCGTTTAGAGTCGTATTTTTACGGCTCTAATTGTTTCAGTACATTTTCTATCTTATCTCTTCCCATGTCTGCCTTTCGCACTACAACCGCACGTCCTCTATAGATCACGTAGCAACTCTGAATGATTCCTTTTTCAAAGTCGGTTTTTCTCCAGTATATGTGCCTTGAGAGGTCTCTGACTTTCAGCGTCTTTTCTTTCAAGTGTGCATCCAGGTCTATTATCACGATTTCACAGCCTTGTTTAATCGCCTTTTTGAAACCTGAGGTGATTCCCTGTTCGCTCTCTATGCCCTTCCTATCGGCCGTCTTACCGTTGACGGTGTATTCCGGATTCTTGCGTCCTTCTTCCAGTACATGCTCGTTGATGCGTATACTCATTTTCTGGAACGAGTCGAGCAGGGCCTTGGCGGCACGAGTGTTTTCTTCGACTTCAGTAATGTCAGCGTTGACACTTGTCTTCAGCCGTTTTCCGTATGCGGGATCAATGAAGAATTTTCCTGTGCGATCCAGCTCTTTTCCTGTTTTCGGGTCGGCATAGAACGCGTCTTCTTTCTTATAGACACGTTCCGTCAGAAATGCCTTCACCGCTTCCTTCGCCCCGTCGTATGCATTACTTACATAGGGGTGCGTGTCACTGAACAGTCGGCCATCCACTCCCGGGTTATTGTCCAGCCCCGGCGCGGGCTGATTCTTCGGGTCGGTGCTTTCGCGTGGTGCTCCGGTGGGCGGTTCGTCGGTGGCGGAGAGGCTGCACTTGCAGTTCCAGCGGTCGCCGGGTCGGTGAGCGTTCCAAAACGAATGGTTTATTGGCAAGATGGTTCCCCAGAAAACCTTGTGGTCCGCTCCCGGGTTGGCACTGGTGCTGGGCATCCATTCCAGATTCGGCAGGATGTCGGCGTATTGCTCGAAGCGTTGCCAGTCTGCCGCCTGACGGGCACGGATCACGGCGGTGTCGTATTCCGTTTTCAGCCAGTGTTCCACATGATGGTCGAGCATCGGGTGAACGTCCTTTTTCCATTGTTCAAACGGTTTTAGAACACCGTTTGAATCGTACATCTGAGCGGCGATATCGTTCTGCATGCGGTGCACTTTGAAGGCGGAGAAGATGGCGTTGCCCTGGTCCATCTTCTGCCGGAACTCTGTGGGGACTTCAGCGGAAGATTGGCTGACCCCGTCGTTGGTAGCTTCCGTAAATGCGCGGAAGGTTTCGTTGAAAAGGTTTTCCTCGATTTCCGTCATGGGGTGAAAATCCTTTTCGTAGATATGCTTTAGGGCACGTTGCAGGGCTTTGTCATCAAAGACGAAAGCGGTGCTTACGTCTTTGTCGTCGGCTTTGTTGTAAAGCTCGTTCATTACCAGTCTAAAGCCCCGTCGCTGTGCGGGGCGTCCGCGAAAAAAGAACGTGAACGGTTTTGGGGTTGCTGTGAATTCTTACTATTGCCGAGTGGTTGTATCATTTGAGTGAATGGATTTTCCGCTTTCTTCTTTTCCTCCATTTCCGCTTTGAGTCGTTCGTAGTTGTCCGGACGCTCAATATTGAGCTGTTCGTACAGGTAGTCGTCATCTATAGGAAGGTTGAAGACGTTTACAGCCTTTTCAAGCAATTCCGCTTTTACTTTTACCTGTTCCAAGTCTGTCTCTTCAACGTAGACGAATTCACCGCCTACAGTATTCACCCCCAGAGCGGCGAACTGGTCGGTCATGTCGTAATTCAACAGGTTCAGGATGGCGAGGGCGTCCTGTTCCATTAGTTCCTGTTCCACCTTATTGTGCACGGTGCCCAGGGCTTGTGTGCCGGTTTCACTGGCTTCGGTGGTGAGCGTATTGCCCAGCACGGCTTTGCTCATTTCTGCATTACAACGGTCTACAAGGCTGCTGTAGAGTTCACAGCTACCGGTGGTATTTCCGGTTTCCACAAGGTCCAGATTGGAGCCTTCAGGGCAGAAATAGGTTGACCCCCCTCCCTGATTTTTGGCTGCGTCCATGGTGGCGGACAATGCTTCCGGATCAGCGGCATCGTATGTGTACTTGCGCACCGGCATGCCGAAGATTTCAGAGAACTGTGCCCAGTCTCCTATAGTTCCACGTTTGTAGATGACGTAAGGGGCGGTTCGTGCCAGAATACCTAGCGGTTCTTTGCCCCGTATCATCAGCAGGTCGGGGTATTCGTCGAAACTTTCGCCGGTGATATCGTTCTGACGGGTCTTGATGATACGCAGTACCGGATCCACATGTTTGCGGGGAACAAGATAATAATCTATCCAGCCTTTCTTATTGATGTAAAACTGTACCAACGTGAATCCCCAGTATTCGGCATCCAGTGCGTCACCGAGGAAGCGCAGGAACCAAGGCGATGAAATCTGTACATTCACCTTGTCGTCGGGTATGCCGTTACGGCGGAATTCAATTTTGCGTCCCAATACACCGCTCTTTCGTTTCTGCACCACGGAAAACAGGTGCGGGTCCATCAGGCTCTCGCTGTAGATATCGTAGATTCTCACCCGTTGCGTGAAGTCCACGTTCTCCATGCTCCGGATACCTTGCATATAATCATCCAGTCCGATGCCGAAGCGTTGGGGCTGGGTCAGTATGATTGTTGCACCGGGGCGGGTTACATTGCTGCCTTCGGTGATACGTTGCTTGCCTTTGGAGGCGCGGTTCACTACAGAGGACACAGAGTGCCACAGAGTTTTGATTTTGGGAGTCATACGGCTTTTATTTTAAAGATGGTTTGTACGTTTGGGGTTACTGCTCATCAGCCAGGGGCTGTTTTGTTTCTGTTCTTCTTCCGGAAGTTTCGGTGCGCCGTCTATGACGATCTTGAAGCCCGCCACCTGCTTTAGCCATTCCATCGCCCGCTCGTAACGGTCCTTGCGTATCTGCGACATCTTCTGCGGGTTGTGGATGCTGAACAGGTGGTATACGGCGATATCCACCGCCATCATCAATACAAGCTGGTTGCGGTTCACGCCTTCCGCCGAGAATATGGCGTCCACGTCATAGCGTGCGCTGAGGTACCCGCGCATATCCTTGATGGCACGGTCTTCGCAGATTTCGATGATCGCATCGTCGTTGCGGGTCAATGAATCCAGTATTTCGCGATGGATGCTGGCGTCATAGTCTTCGGGGTTAATGAATTTGCTCATGGGGTGAGATTTATGATTTATAATTTATGATTTATCGGGGGGGTGGTTACAGGCGATGCCGGTTGCTTCCGGGGTTGTGTCGCACCACGGTAACGGGTTCCAGCTGCTGTACTTTCTTTTTCAAGATACGCAGGCCGCCCTCCACACAGTCGGGGCCGTCAGCGGGGAACTTCAGTCGCAGGGTGAACAGACGGAACTGATCATCGAGGCGTTTCATGTGCGGGTTATTCTTCTCTGCTTCGTTGAAGATGAGATTGCCTTCCCTGTTCAGTGGTTCCAGGTTGGCTTCGATACGGGTACCTTTTTCCGTTTTGCGGGCTTCATCAGGCTGTATGTATAGCTGTATGCCCCGTTCGCGGCGTACTTTGCCCACCAATGGTTTGAATACCTGCTGGAAGAACGGGTCTTGCAATTTATTATTTTCCATATAGCAGTACACGGGCGTTTTGCCGCCTACATATTCCAGTAATTGCACATACCAGTCGATGAACTCCGAGTTCAGCCCATGATCCAGGCGGGCGTTGATGATATAAACCTTCTGTCCGATCTGCCCCATGAGGATGCAGCTCTTTGTACTGCTATTCTTGTTTTTGCTCTCACCGGGGGCGGGGTCGCCATAGATCACCAGGAACTGGAACTTCTTCAGGTCCGGTACTTTTCCGTATGTCAGTTCCTTGAAAACTTCGCCTTCTGTCACCGGGTTGTTGAAGTATTCCGTCTGTTGGGCGGCGGTGCTGATTTTGGAGAGCGATATATCTATGCTTTCCTCCGTGTTTTTGGATGGCCAGGTGCTATATCCTTTTTCATCACGAATGTTCACGATGTCCCAGTGACTGGACATCTGCCCGGCACGTACCACGCAACAGTCGCGGGCGATGATATTGCCGCAGAAGATGATAAGTGTCTTTACGGCCGTATCGCGTGTGCCGTACAAGGCGCTTTCCCACCATCTCCAGTTCTTGTCAATAGTGTCCGGATTGCGTACGGCTTCATCCGTATCGAAGTCGTCCACCAGCAGCACGTCCGGACGGACGGCACCGTTTCTGCTACCACGGGGCGCATTGCCCGCACCTACGGCACGGAACGAACAGCCGCACTTGGCGACGAACTCTTCAGCGCACCAATTTCCGAGATTTACTTGTATGCCATAATAGGCACGTATCAGGGCGTTTTCCTCGAACTGCTTCTTGTACGGATCGAGCAGGCGCGTGGCACTGTCCTGAGTGGCGGATGCCATCATCACGTTGCACTTCTTTTTGGTAAGTGCCAGATACATTACGATGAACATTACCGTAGTACTCTTCGCCAGGCCGCGTGCCCATGACAATACCTCAAACCACTCTTCATGCTTGATGCAGCGCCGGATTGCCTTTATATGGAAATCGGCAAACTCAAACTTTGCATACTCCTCGAAGAAGAACTTTATCCACTCTATTGGATCAGCTTCCAGTCGGGCACGGTCTTTGGCTATCTGTGCCTGCGTCAGGTTCACATCCGAATTCTGCCTGCGAAGCCCGGCTTCATAGAATACCGCCCACTCGCGGAGCGCATCCCTGTCTTTTTGATTTTGTGCAGCCATAACCTTATTGATTTTTTTTTAATTGGTTACAGACTATCTTTTATAAAAGCGTCCCACAAACGGAGAAACTCCTTACTCTTGTCCAGGTCGAACGGGCGCAGCCAGTCGATGAACTTCATGCCTACGCTGATGATGTCGGATATCCCCACATCCGTCTCCATCTTTTTGATGGCCGTTGCCAGCTTGTTCAGGGTATCGGCTTCGGCGGCCGTAGCGAAGCGCTTTCCTTCCGGTCGTTCGCTGATGACACGGTTGATTTCCGACACTTGCCGGTGGAGCGATGCCACCTGCTGTTCGCGCGTCAACGTCATGCCCACTTTCAGTTCTTCCCATTTTTCTGCCGCCATCCACCGGATAATGGTCTGGCGTGACACGCCCACTTTGTCCGCGACTTCCTGTTGCGTCAGGTTATCCTTCAGGTAGAGTGTACGGGCATAATCCTTTTTTTGTTTTGAAGTCAATTCAGCCATACAATAATCTTTTAGAATTTACGCAAAGTTCATTACAGCAACCGGGAATGGGAAAAAAGCGCGGAGTGGGTGCAGACAATGCCACAGCGTCTACGCAGTTGCGGGAAAGCGTTACATAGTTTTTTGTGCGGTTGTGTCCTACAGGGTAGTTTTGCGGCAAATAATCCGAACGACGTATGACCATCTTAAAGAATATATTGAATGAAAAGACCGCCAGCCTGCTGCTTTACGGAGAGATCAGCGACGAGGGCGGTGACGGCAAGATTGCCAGTCGGGACGTTGTGAACGAACTGATGTACCTGGACGGCAACTATGAAAATCTGAATATCCGGATCAACTCCGTTGGCGGTGACGTCTATCCCGGCATCGCCATCTTCAACGCCATCCGTCAGTGCCGGAGCAATGTCACTATCTATATTGATGGCATTGCCGGCAGTATCGCCGGTGTCATTGCCCTTTGCGGACGGCGTGTGGAGATGAGCCGTTATGCGCGGATGATGCTGCATAATGTTTCCGGCGGCTGTTTTGGCAACAAAAAAGACTTGCAGGATATGATATCCACCATTGAAAGTCTGGAAGATACCATTGCCGAGATTATCGGCACGCGCAGCGGAAAGGATAAGGAAGAGGTGAAAAGCACTTACTTTGACGGAACGGACCATTGGCTGAAAGCCGACGAAGCCCTCGGACTGGGTCTGATCGACGCCATCTATGATGTTGAACCCATTCCTGAAGAGAGTTCCACGGACGATATTTACCGCATATTTACTAACCGGCTGGAGCTGGAGCAACAGCCACAAAACCCTGATAAAATGAAACTGGAAGATGTTAGAAAGATTCCCCGCTTTGCCAACTGTGCCGACGAAGCGGCAGTGATGGCCATGCTTGGTGAAACAGCCCGGAAAGCGGACAAGGCCGATGACCTGGAAAAGGAGAACGGCGAGTTGAAGGAACAACTGCAACAGCAGGAAGAAGAACGTATTGAGACCACCGTGACGGAAGCCGTAACCGACGGACGCATCGGTGCCGATCAGAAAGATACCTATAAGAATATTCTGAAAGCCGACTTCAAGAATGGTATGAGTGCCCTGAAAGCATTGAAACCGAAGAAGCTGCTGAAGGACAAGCTGGAGACCGGGCAACCACAGAACATTGCCGAAAGCCCCTGGGAGAAGAAACAACGGGAAATTCGTGAACGAACCGCCGCCCGTAATTAGTAATCTGTAATTAGAATTAGTATGGTTCCGGTCAAGAATCCCAAGAACGCCAAATTAGGCGGCTCTTCCTACTTCGGAAAGAACGTGGGTAGCAGCGTGCGCAGTGCGGGCAGTGCTCCGCAATTGCGTGGAAAACAGAAAGTGAAGATGTAGTGCGCTGGGCGCAAATTAATAAATAACAATTAAAGAATTAAAAGACAATGGCAATTCAAGGATTGAATACCACCAACTATGGTGGCGAAGTACTCGAACATGTGCTGACCCTCGCCGCTACCGGCAATGAATTGGTCAGCAAGGGGCTCATCATGGTGATCCCCGGAGTGAACAGTTCCATCAGCATCCCTCGTGTGAAATCGAACAAGATGCTCCAAAAGCGTAAGGAAGACCCGCAAAAGGCAGACAGCAAAGGAGACTTCACCTACAGCGAAAAGAAGTTGACGCCTAAAGACATGATGGCGTTCACGCTCTTTAATCCCCGTGCTTTCGAACATATCTGGCGGCAGTATCAGCCGACGGGAGACCTTGTGTTCCGTCAGTTGCCTCCCAATATCCAGAGCCTTCTGTTGAATGAACTCTTGAAACAGGTAGGCCACGAACTTGGCTACCAGTATATCAACGGCAAGTATGAAGACGGTTCCGATGACTCTTTGCTGTTGGATGGCATCCTGACACAGGCTGCTAAGGATGCGGATGTGGTGAAAGTGAAGACCGTAGGAACTACCATGCTGCAACGTCTGAAAGAATTGCGCACTGCGATTCCGGTGACTATGCGTAACAATCCGAACCTGCGTATCCTGATGAGCGTGGAAGACTTCGACACTTACGATGACGAACTGACGCAGCTCGCCAACAAGGGGGCGGCACCCACGGACATCAATCTGGAACGTTACAAAGGAATTTCTTTCGAAGTGCTGACCCAATGGCCGCAAGGTCTGGTGGTAGCCACTATCTGTGACAGTGGTCTGAACGGTAACCTCTTTGCGGCCGTCAACCTTCAGGATGATGAAAACGTGATCCAGATTGATAAATGGGCGAACGCCAGCGAACTCTATTTCTTCAAAATGCTGATGAAGGCGGACACGCAGATCGGTTTCGGAGAAGAGTTCATTGCACTGGACTGGAGAGCTGATGGAGCGTTCAAACCTATAGTAGAGGGATAAGGAGGCACAGCTATGGCAAAGAAATTACTTGTAACGGTCGTTGTCCTAATGGCATTTCAGGACAAGTTCGATCATAAGACTCAGTACCCCGTAGGTGTAGAATTGGAAGTGGCAAAGGAACGTGCGGATGATCTGGTAAGCCGCGGGCTTGCCAAGATGAAGGAAGAAGCCCCGTCAAAGGCACCGGCTGATAAAAAGCCTAAGCAGTCTAAAGGCGCCAATCCTGCCGCTAATCCTGGACCCGCTGAAAATGCAGGTCAGGAGGTAGCTGCCGAGAATGCGGCACCGTCTGCCGGTGATAACTCTGAAGAAAAGCAGGAAGATGAGCCGGGGACTGAGGAATAACAATCCGGGGAATATCCGCCTGTCACGCACTTTGTGGCAGGGGGAGGTTCGTCCCTCGCAGGATCAGGCTTTCTGTCAGTTCCGCACGATGGCCTACGGCTATCGGGCTTTGATAAAGCTGCTACAGAACTACCGCGGTCTGAACGGCTGCCGCACGATATCGGACTTTATCAACCGCTGGGCACCGCCTACGGAAAACAACACATCCGGTTATATCAGCCGCGTATGCAAGGAGATGCAGGTACCTGCCACTCACATACCTGACGTGAAAGACCAAGGAACGATGTGCGCTTTCGCCGCTGCGATCAGTCAAGTGGAGAACGGTGTACCTGCCGTGATGAGGGACGTGGTCGCAGGTTGGAGCCTGCTCTAATAAAAAATAATAATTAAAAATTAAAGATGAATGGATACTTTGATGCAGATATTGGGCAGCCTCTTTCCGGCAGGACTGGGTGCGGCAATCGGAACAGCCGTCGGCTGGTTCTTCAACCGCCGCCTGTCGAAGGCCCGCAACGGTGGAGATATTGACGCTGCCTATATGGACAACATTCAGAATCTCCGTTCGGACCTGTTAAACTCTATCAATGAAAACAGAAAACTCTACAGGGCCATCGCCCGACTGGATCGCACGGTGGCTCGCGCTACTACTTGCCGTCACTGGAACGATTGCCCTGTCCGTGACGAGTTGCAGAAGTCCGGGCAGGATGACGACCACCCGTCATCTGAGCGACAGTCTGCAAAACGTAAAACGATCCGTTCTGACCCTCCTGCCCGTTCCGGCCAGCGTGGCGCAGACGAAGTTACCGATGAACCAACTGGCCACATTGCCGGAAGGCGCGGGATATAGCACCCACAGCGGGCAGGCCACCGCAAGCGTGGTGCGTGGAAAGGGAGATACATTAATCTTCACTTCGACCTGTGACAGCCTGGCACGACAAGTGATATCGCTGACGGAAGAACTGACCCGCATCCGCAATGAAACAGGCGAGGAAGTGGAAGAACCGCCTCCGCAGGTAGTGCGTGAACCCACCGGGTGGCAGTGGTTTCAGATATGGGTAGGACGGTTGGCCGTTACCGCCTTTATCTTAATACTGATTAAACGGCGTTTAAAACATAACTAAATAGTATAAAATTATGGCAGTAAAAGAGAATAATGGACTGATTTATGGCATCGGTAAATTGAAGTTCAATAGCAAGGAAATCGGCTGGATCAGTCAGGACGGTTTATCTCCGAAGGGTGAGGCACGACAGACTACCCCCATTTATGCCGCGCAGGTTCAGGATGGCCCGGTAGATGAGATAACCAGCAATCCCGGTACCACCGCTTTCGGCTTCAAGCTTATCCAGTTGACCCCGGAGATTTGCAAGGAGCTGTTCGGCGGCACGGTTGCGACAAAGGATGGTGCTTATGAACCGCCCACCGACTTCAAGGACTTGGAAGGGCCGTTCGAAGTAGAATGTGTCAGCGGTCACAAGATCGAGATACCCCGCGCCAAGATGAGCGGTGAACTCGCCGACTCTATTAACATGAGTGGAGTGCTGAGCTATGACTGTACGGTGAAATGCCTGAAACCTTTGGAAGAAGGCAAAGCGCGTTACCGCATCATTCCACCGCAGACAACCGAAGGGTAACATATGGAACAGACGGAACAATTGAAGGCTTCCGCTTTGATGCTTGACATGGGCGTGGCGATTCCCGTCCGCCCATTCAAGTTTTTATACCGCAAGCGAAAGCCTCGCCGAGTGATAATGCGTACACCGGGGCTGGGAGGAATGATCCGGATCAGCAATCTGTTTTTGAGTATGGGAGTAACCCATGCGGATATGGAGGAATATACCTGCGAGCAGAGTATGAAGCTGGTGGCGGAACATGGAAAAACAATAAGTCGGATAGTGGCGTATGCCTTGGTCAGAGATCCGTTGCTTGGCAGACTGTTGAACCGTTTCGTAGCCTGGTGGCTTCGATGGTTTGTGCATCCCATGTTTTTGCAGGAAGCGATGTATCAGTTGGTAACCATGATCGACCCGAAGTCTTTTCTGACTACTATCAGCTTGGTGGAAACGATGAATCCGATGAAGCCGAATCTGAGCCATTCCAACAGCGGGAGTTAAAGGGGTATACGGAAGCCCCTCATAGCCCGTTCGGGTTAATCTGGCAAGTGGCTACGGCCACCGGCTGGAGTACGGATTATATATTGTGGAAAGTTCCTTATCCGATGTTGCTGCTTATGGCCAAGGATGCCCCGCGCTATGTTTCGGTAGAAGAACAGAAGAAACGGCAGTACAAGACAATGATGAATAAAATGAAGCGAGCAAGCGGTGTAGGTAAAGACCCGGTTGCCTTCTTCCAAACCCATATATCTGAAAAATAATGGAACCTGTAGAACTCACTTTAATCACCCGGAATAAAACGAAAGAGGGACTGGATGAAATTATCCGGGACACCTCTAAGGTAGGTCAGACCGTAGAACAGGTAACGGCTGACTTTCAGGCGCGCATGAACGAACAGAGCAATGCCGTGAAACAGGTGGAAGCGGATATCAGGGCACTGGAAAAACAATTGGAGAAAGCGTCTCCCGGCAAAATGAAGACGGAACTGACCGCCGATCTGGAAGCCGCGAAAAAAGTGCTTGCCGAGGAAAAGGGAGAACTTGCCTTGCTGGAGAAGCAAGTAGATCAGACCAGCCAGAAGCATATCATGCTCCGTACTGAAATCCGTAACCTGAAAGAACAGATATCGGGAATGACAGAAGGGACACAGGAATATGCCGAAGCCATGCAGCGACTTGGAGAAATGCAGGACCGCATGGGGGACATCAACACGCAAGGACGAATCTTCAGCGACGACAACAAGAATATAAAGGCTACCATGGATGCCGTTTCCGGTTTGACCGGTGTCATGACCGCCGGTGTCGGCGTGGCTTCCCTCTTTGGAGTTGAGCAGGAGAAATTAGCGGAAATACAAACAAAATTGCAGGCCGTGATGGCAATCACCATGGGCGTACAGCAAGTAGCCAATACGTTGAATAAGGACAGCTATTTTACGCATGTATTGCTGACAGGGGCCAAGAATATGCTGACAGCAGCCAATACAAGGCTTGCTGTATCGCTGGGCATTTCTAATGTAGCTGCAAAGGCTTTGATGGCAACATTGACACTGGGGTTATCGGTTGCTATAACCGGTCTTATAGCATTGTGGAATAAATATAGCAGTGCGCAGGATAAAGCGAAGAAAGCCCAGGAAGCGGCAACTGAAGCTGCGAAAAAACAAGCTGAAGCAGAGGATGAATTGCGCAAATCAGCGGCAGGTAGTGTTTCCACGGTGTTACTTGAATATAAAAAACTTCAAAAAGCTTATCAAGACCTGGGAAATGATATAACCAAGAAGAAAAAATTCATAGATGCCAATAAAAAAACATTTGATGATCTTGGCGTTTCAGTCCGTGGAGTAAAAGATGCCGAAAACTTATTGATAAATGGAGAAGAGGCTTTTTTACGCACAATGAATAATCGCGCATTGATAGCCGCTTCTATGGAAGTGGCCGCAGAAAAGTATAAGGAGGCCCTCGCTAAAATGATGGAAGTTGATGCAAAACAAAAAAAAGCGGAGGCTTATAGTGAAAAGGACTTGGATGCGGATGATCTTACGCTGGCCAGCCGTATGGCCGCCGGAGAAATGCACAAGAGAAGAGGGGGAAATTTTCTTGAGGGTATTGCGGATGAAGATATGGAAGAGAAATTAACCAAATACGCAAAGACCGGCAATCAGTTCTATACGAAAGTTCTAAATGAATTCAACGCGGAAAAGGCTAAAGCCATTGAAACGATTACTGAACAGAATAAAGGAGCCCTTGAACGCAATGCTGAAGAAGAGCGGAAGAACGTAGAGAAATTCATGAAAGAGGGAGCTGAAAGTCTTGCGAATGGGACTAAACTTACTCAAGAAAATCAAAATATCTTTCAACAGGCCGGCTTTACCCCATTTGTAAAATCGGATAAAGGTTCTTTCGACAAAGAAGCTAAAGCCAATGAAATAGCCGATGCGGAACTCAAAGCCCGTCAGAAAATAAACGATATGACCCTCGCCCTGATGGAAGAAGGTGAAGCAAAGAAAAAGGTACTTGCCCGGAAACAGTTCGATGACGAACTGGCACGTATAGATAAGGAAGAACGCGAACGGTTGAGAGCCTTACAGGCAGCACAGAAAAATGGAATGACCGTAACGCCGGAACAGGTGGCTACGGTGAAAGGACAGGCAAAGCAGCAACGTGACCTTGCCGGTGAGCAGTATATAAAAGATTTCTTTAACCTGGAAAAGGAGTATGCGGATAAGAGCAAGAAGTTGAAGGCGGAAAAGATACAGGCTCTCATTGAATATAATAAGGAGTACGGTACCTATGAGGAAAAACGCCTGGCCATTGAGATGGAGTACAACGAGAAGTTGGCAGATATCCAAGCAAAACGCTGGGAGGCGGAGAAGAAAGGCGACACGGAGACTGTAGAAATTATGAATATCGCTTTGGCGAAAGCAACCAAGGACAAAGGCAAGTCGCTGATGAGTATGGACTACGAACAGTTGAAGGAATCTCCCGAATATATCCGCGCCTTTGAAAACCTGAAAGAGACGTCGAGCGACACGCTCAATTCCCTGTTGACGCAGTTTGAAAACGCCAAACAGACAGCGGCTAAAGTGCTGTCTCCCGATCAGCTTCGCGAATATACAAGTACCATTCAATCCATAATGGACGAACTGGACTCCCGTAATCCGTTCCAGTCACTATCTGACAAGAAGCAAGAACTAGCCGAAGCGGAACAGGCTCTTGCCGATGCGCAGGTTGAACTGGAAAATGCACGCCAGCAAGCCGAAGCCGTCAAAGGTGGAGCGAAAATTGAAAACGGCATTTCTTCATCCAAGCTCAATCCGGCAACCGGAAAGATTGAATCAACGAAGGCGTATCTGACGGAAGCCCAAGCTCTGGATAAGGTGAGGGAGAAAACAAACGAGTACAATGCGGCGCAGGATAAAGTAACCCAAAAGGATGCAAAAGTAAAGAAGTCCAAAAAGGAGGTCAGGTCCGAGATAGATGAACTATGCCAGTCAGTGGATGACCTTGGAAAATCAATAGGCGGGCCTGCCGGTGAAATCATTTCCCTGATAGGAGAAATCGGGTCTTTCACGCTGACTGCCATGGATGGCGTTGAAGCTGCTGCCGACACTTCTGCAACCGCTATCAGTACGGTTGAAAAGGCATCGGTCATTCTGGCGATAATCAGTGCGGCCATCCAAGTTGCCACAAAGATAGCTTCTTTATTCAAGGATGATGACGGGGTGGCAGAATACGAACGTGCCTCAAAGGTGTATGAATCCTATATTGCCATACTTGATAAAGTCATAGAAAAGCAAAAGGAACTGTTTGAACTGAATTCCCAAACAGGGCGGCAAGCCTATGAGATAGCCAAGGCCACAGTTCAGAAGCAGGAAGATGCTTCCCGCGAACTGGGCAAGCAATATCTGAACTCCGGAGCCAGCAAAGGATTTCTGGGTATGGGCAGTTCTGCCTCGAAGGGTGTTGATCAGCGTAAGGATGTATCAACCAAGGCATGGAATGAAGCTAAGAATGCACTTGGACGCGATTTCTATAGCTATGGCATTGGTGAAGGGCGTATGACCGGGCTTTTCGACCTGAGCGTTGAACAGTTGAAGAAGCTTCAGGCAGATGCACCATTGTTCTGGGCTGAGTTGCATGATGACACGCAAAAGTATCTCCAGCAGATAATTGATTGCAACGACGAACTGACAAAGTTAGAGAATGACCGGAAGGAAGGTCTGGTAAAGACTGATTTCGATAGCTTCCTGAGCAGCTTCACTGATACTTTGACTGACATGGACAGTAGTTCAAAAGACTTTGCCGACAACTTTGAGGAGTACCTGAAGAATGCAATCCTCTCTTCTCTCATCACAGACAAGTATCGTGACAGAATCAAAAAGCTGTATGACGATTGGGCTGCCGCGACCGACAGTGGTGAGAAACTGACAGAGCAAGAGGCAGAGGCCCTGCGTAAGGATCAAGAGAGTATTACAGAAGAGATGCTGCGAAAAAGGCAGGAACTTGCCGATGCCTTTGGGTGGAGTTCTTCTTCCTCTGAAAGCCAATCGGGGCGCGCCGGTGCAGTGACAACTATCACGGAAGAGACTGCCGGAAAAATTGAAGGTATTGCCACTTCCATACAGATACGGGTTATCAGCATGGACGACAAGATGACGGATATCTCGCAATATGCTTATGAGGCAATAGGGATATTGAATACCATCGCCGAGAATACAGCTTTCTGCAAGTACTTGGAAGCTATATCCGATGCGGTAGATAGAATGGAACGTGACGGAGTAAAAATGAGATGATATGGATATACTGGAAGGATTGCTCACCATCAACGGTGTGGATGTATATACGGAATTTAATGTTTTCCTGGCAGAAGATTCGTTGGGAAGTCATACAAATTATAACGAGTTGCTGAAAGTTCCGGCCATGAAAGCTTATACAACTGTTACGTTTCGCGAAGAGAACGGGGAGCGTTTGCCTGATACTTTGCCGGAGCCACATTATGAAGCTCGTGATGTTACGTTGCAATTCGGTCTTCTTGCCGACACAAAGGAAGGGTGGTATCGGAAATTCATCGCTTTTCAGACCTTTCTTAAAAGTAGCTGGTTAGTGTTTTCTCTGCCGGAATTGGGAACTACTTATAAGATGTATTTCAAAAGCTGCACTACGCAACAGATGATTACTCCTTTTAAGGTCGATGGCAAGATATACGGAAAGATGAAAATGAAGTTTCGGGAGCCAAATCCTTATATAACGATAGACCCTTCAAATGATAATTAAATACTATTCAAATGGAGCTTAAAATCTATAATCAGAGCGAAGAACTGAAACTGACGGTCAGCACGTCTTCATCGTCAACCTGGAATATGGAACTGATGACGGAGAATGCGATATCCGTTTCTTTCACTCATCCTTTCTATGTGCCGCTGGATGTGAATGACTATGTGCTGTTGTCGGGAGTAAAGTTCAGTATTAATAAAGAGTATAAACCAAAACAAAAGTCCACCCAGGAATACACCTATTCCGTTAAATTCTATGGCCCGGAGCATGATGCGCAGCGAGTTATGTATCTGAACCTGACGGACGGGCAATATGACGTGCAATTCTCCCTTGATGGTAGCCCGCGTGAACACTTGAAGAAGTGGGTGGATAACATGAACCGCATCTATGGGCGTGAAGTCTGGTCGATGGGTGATGTGGTGGTAGCTGCCAATCAGACCATAGAATATAACAATTCTTCTTGCTGGGATGCGCTGGCCTCCATAGCCGAAGCCTTCGAAACGGAGTGGTGGGCGGATGGTTTTACAATCAACCTTTCACGTTGCGAGCGGGGCGAACGTATTTCCCTTGGCTACATGCAGGGACTGACTTCGCTTACCCAGTCGGAGAACAGCAATGACGTGAAGTTTTTTACCCGGCTGATTCCGCTGGGTTCGACAAAGAATATAGATCGTAGCCGTTATGGGTATTCCCGACTTCAGCTTCCGGATAAGTCTACTTATGTGGACCGCAACACTCAATACGGATTGTATGAATATGTAGAGGAAGCGGCATTCGCAGAGATATTTCCGCATTATACAGGTACGGTGTCATCCGTACGTTCGGAGGAAAAGACCGGCGAAGACAAGAAGCCCTTCACTATCTATTATTTCAAGGATAACGGGATGACATTCGATCCGTCTTCCAAGGATAATGAGATAGCAGGCTTGGTGAAGCATGTCTCTTTTCAGACAGGTGACCTTGCCGGGCGTGACTTTGAAGCGAATTATAACTCGGCTACTAAGGAGTGGGAGATTATCAACATCTATCCGGATGAAGAGACTCAGATACCCGGCGGGAATTTGATCCCTCGTGTGGGGAATACTTATATTCCTTGGAACTTCCGTATGCCGGCGGAGTACGAAACGCAGGCGGAACAGGACTATAAAGCGGCTGTAGATAACTATCTGAAGAAGTATAGTGAAGATGTGTCGAAGTATGGCGGCGATACGGACTATATCTATATAGATACTCACAATGTGCCGTTACAGTTAGGGCAATCCGTACGGTTGACCAGCGATGAATATTTCGGTGCGGTTGGATATCGGGACAGCCGGATGACGAAGGTGGTACGGAAATTGGATAATCTGAGTATTGCTACGATTGAATGCAGTAACCAGGTAGGGAAGGGGTGGAAGACGCAGGTGGATAACAGTCTTTCAGAGTTGAAATATGTGATAGGGCAGAAGGAAGAGACGGTACTGGATGTGCTGAAGAGCTGGGACGGGCGGGATATCACTGATTATCGGGTGTTGTCCGGTTTACGTACGTTGAAGGAAATAAAACAACGCGCGTTAAGCAGATTGGAGAATGATGAAGCTGCCGGACATATAAAGTTTAAAAAAGGCGAGACGGTTGAAAACGGGCTGATCGTCCGTCTTCCGAAGCAAGACACCCCGGCCGCTTTAATGTCTTGTTTGCTTGAAGAGAATGAGGACGCAATTGCTGAAGAGGACGAGGATGCTTTGATGGAAATCGCTCCGGCAGAAATTTCCGATTTATCATTCGGTGGTCTTAGTAACGTGAATTCCTCCGTAGATAGTGCTCCGATTGGCTCTCTTCCAGTTAAGGGGGAAAATGAGTGGAGTTACATCGCACCTACATTGTATGCTGGAGTTGTTGATGCGGATAATATGCTGGTTCCTGTTTTTGACCGCAGGACACAGACTATGGTGTTTATTCCCATATCAGCTATCCGGGGAGGTGTAACCCCACCTCCAACCGGCTTCCCTTATACCTTCTCTTTTGCATTAAGATAATTCTAAAAAATAAGATAATATGGCAAATTTGAATATACCTTCCAAAAATACCGGTGATACTTTATCAGCGGACGAGTTTAATCAGGTTGTTTCCGCCGTAAATGGTAAGATTGATTCAGTTAACGGTAAAGGATTGTCTACAAATGATTATACTAACACAGATAAGCAGTCTTTATCCCGGTTATTGACACGTGTTGACAAGCTTGAAAACTCCGCAAGTGGAACTGGTGGCATCCTTATTTCTGACGTGGAAAGCAAAGTAGGCTCTTACAAATTCGGGATCACTGAACATGATATATATGCTTGTACGATTGAACTGGTAGACCCGCCTACGGTGGTTAACACAGAGAAGGAATACATGGCTAGCGATTCACCGCTGGGAAATAATATGTATTTGACTGTGAAAAACATTATAGTGAAGGATACTGACGGTAAGTTCTATCCCGGCTCGATTGAGATCAAGCAAATATATGTGTCTGAAGGTTTTGAGACGAAATTATCAGTATTGTGTAAGTCTGCAATACCCGCCGGTTCAATTTTAATGCTGACATTGGAGTATGTCAAGCTAGAAGGGGAAATAATTGAATTTAGTGTTGCATTACCTTCCGGTGTTAGTGCGGATGATGTGAACCTGAATTTTGCGCCTTTGAAATATGACAAGCATTTCGCATTTACATATACAGCGGATGATTCAGTAGAGGGAGCTTATGC